GGTACACCAACGTGCACCACCTGACACCGCCCGGGGGCGCGACATGGCGCACAAGCAAACGACCTGGCTCGACCGCCCCGAGGTCGTCGCTCGACCGCCCCGGATCGAGGACCTCCGCCCGATCGGGCTCCCGGTCCGGGACGCGGCCGCGTACCTCGGGGTCAGCCGTTGGACGATCCAGCGGCTCCGCACCGCGGGCGAGCTCCGGGGGTTTCACATCGGGGCCGCGTCGATGATCACGACCGAATCGCTCGACGCGTACGTCGCTCGCCAGCGCGAGCTCGAGGACGGTGGATAACCGGGGGTCGAGCTGTGGATAACCGTCCGAATTTCGTGGACAAGTCGCGACCCCGCGAACGGCCGAATTCGACCCGTTGCACCGCCGAGCCCCGGCTGGCTCAATCGACCGATTCGACACGCTCGGTAGGCTCGAGGGGCCGCGGCTCCCATCCCGCCAGCGGACCCCTCGAGTCCCTCCCGATCGACCACTCGCTCCCGGAGCGGGTCCTCCTCCGAGGCTACGGGCTCGACCCCGACGACCTCGAGCTCGAGCGGATCAGGCGGTGACCAGGTCGTGCGTCCGCTGTGGTCGAGCTCCTCGAGCTGACGATACGTTCCTGTGCCTCGCTTGCCTCGAGGACCCGCTCAGCGCTCGCGAGCGGGATCAGGCGGAGGCGATCGCGGAGCGGACCCTCGAGGACCCGAGGCGGATCGTCCTCGAGCGGTTCCGTTGGGCGGGAGGATGGGGCCGCGATGCTCGAGCGTGACACGCGGTACGCGGGCTGGTCCCGTCCGGCGGGCTGGTCGATCACGAACCTCGGACGCTGTCGGGGCTGCGGCTCGGCGATCGCCTGGTGTAAGACGACCAGCGGCCGACACGCTCCACTCGACCGCGACGGGTCCTCGCATTTCGCGACCTGTCCCGAGGCTGACACGTTCCGCCGCACGACCAGCCAGAAGCCCCACGGTCCGACCCGATGCTGACCCCCGAGGAGCTCGTCGACCAGCTGGCGGCCGAGCTGTATCACGCGATCGTCAAGCCTCGGCGGTACGCGTTCGAGGACCTCAGCGACGACCTCCGCGACGACTACCGCGACGGGGCTCGAGCCGCGCTACGTTGGCTCCACGAGGCGACCGATCCGGTCGACGTGACACCGGGTCAGGTCGCGATCGACGAGCTCCTCCGATGATCAGGTCGAGGCGACCCTACGATCGAGCGGTGCACCGGCGGAGGAGCCGGTCCATCCGTGGGCTCCCGTGCCACTGGTGCGGGCGACCCTCGTCCGAGCTCGACCACCTGGTCGCCTTGGCCGATGGCGGGGCCGCGTTCCACCCCCAGAACGCGGTCCCGTCATGTCGACCGTGCAACCGTCGACGAGGCCTCGAGGTCGCACTCAACCACCAGCGCGGGCTCGGCTCGGGGTCGAGGTCCTGGTGACGCGGCCGAAGCACTGGCGCTGTGAGCTGTGCGGGCGGGTCATCATGCGCGACGTTGGGGCGCATCCGATCGTCAACCTCGCGACGATGACCGAGGCGGTCCGCCACATCGTCCGCTTCCACCTGGTCGGGGGTTGAGTGAACCCGCGCGGCATCGCTGGTTGTACGTGCCTGACCTCGGCAGCTCGACGGGATGGGCCAGCCATGACACGACCCACGGCGAGGACGAGGGACCGACCGCGGACGCGATCGGGTTCCGGATCGTCGCGCCGATCGTCGACGACGACGAGCTCGAGGGTCGGTTTTTGATAGAAGGGGACATTGCCGCAACTCAGTCGCGCGAATATCTCCCCGAGTAGCCAGGAGGTCGGGCCCAAGTGAAACAGAACGGGCGTTCACATCGGCCGACCGAGCCGAATCGAGTCCGATCCGCGCTCCTCCGCGACCTCCGCTCGATGCAGACGGCTCGACGCTGGCCGGACGGCTCGACGATGACCCGCGTCGAGCTCGAGGCGTTGGCCGACGTGATCCGCGAGCTCGAGCTGGTCCCGTCGTGAGCGGCGAGGACGGGCTCCGGGTCGGGCTGATGCGCGACGCGGTCCTCGCGATCGACCGCCTCCTCCGCGACGGCTGGCCGGACGGTCGCGAGGTCAGCTGGTTCGAGCTCGTCTGGCTCCGCTCGCTCCTGGTGTCGATCCATGACGCGCTCCGGCTCCCGGGATGAGCCGCGACCCGAGCCAGCTCGAGCTCCTGTACCGCTCCGGGGCTCCGACCCGGAACGCGAACGCGGTCGAGCGGACGATCCGAGCGCTCCGCGACGCTGAGCGGCTCGAGGCGATCGACGCCGCGCTCGTCGCAGCTGCGCGGACGACCGCTCGAGCGCTCGACCATGCTCCGAATCCCTACGTGGCCGGGACGGTCGCGAGGGTCCACCTTGAGGCGATCCGCCTCCTCGCTGGCCGACCGGCTCCGGAGTCCGATGAGCTCGACGCGTTCCTCGCCTCGCTCCGCCGTCCCTCGGTTCGCGACACCGCGGACGCCTAGTCGCTCGACGCTCGGCGAGGCGGTCGCTCGAGTCGGGGCGATCCTCGGAGCTCCGCCGCTCCCGTGGCAGCGGCTCGTCATGGACACCGCGCTCGAGCTCGAGGCGGACGGCCGTCCCGCGTTTCGTGAGGTCCGGGTCACGGTCCCGCGCCAGCAAGGCAAGACGGGCGGGCTCCTCCTCCCGGTCATGGTCCACCGAGCGCTCGGCGGGGTCGACCCGCGGGCTCAGCGGATTCTGTACACCGCGCAGGACCGGAATCACTCGCGCGAGAAGTGGTCCGAACAGGTCGAGCTCCTCGACCACTCACCGCTCCGCCGCCTGTACCGCGTCCGCCGCTCGAACGGGTCGGAGGCGATCCGCTGGCGGACCGGGTCGGTCCACGGGATCACCGCCAGCGGCGAGAAGTCCGGTCATGGGTTCACCCTTGACCTTGGGGTGATTGACGAGGCGTTCGCTCAGGTCGACGACCGCCTGGTCCAAGCGTTTCGACCCGCCATGCTGACCCGCCCGCTCGCGCAGCTGTGGGTCGTGTCGACCGCGGGGACCGACGAGTCGACGTTCCTCCGCGAGCGGGTCGAGGACGGGCGAGCTCGGGTCGAGGCGGGCGAGCGCTCGGGGGTCGCCTACTTCGAGTGGTCGGCTCCCGACGATGCCGCGATCGAGGACCCGGCGACCTGGCGGCTCGCGATGCCCGCGCTCGGGACGCTGATCGACGAGGCGACGGTCGCGGCGGATCATGCGGCGATGGACGAGGGCGAATTCGCTCGGGCGTATCTCAACCGCTGGTCGCCTGGTGGGACCCCGGTGTTCGACCTCGCCTCGTGGGTCGCGTGCCTCGATGTCAGCTCCGCCTCGATCACGCCTCCCGCGTTCGGGGTCGACGTGGCTCCCGACCGGGCTCACGCCTCGATCGCGGCGGCCGGAGGCTCGAACGATGGACGGGTCCACGTCGAGCTCGTCGACCGCCGCGCCGGGACCGATTGGATCGTCCCGCGGATCGGCGAGCTCCTCGAGCGCTGGTCGCCTGTCGCTGTGACAGTGGACCCGGCGGGACCCGCGGGCTCGCTGGTGACGGACCTCAGTCGGCTCCCGCGGGTCCCGCCGCTGGTCCTGGTCACCGCCCGCCAGTACGCGGCCGCGTGCGGCCAGCTGTACGACGACGTGGCGACCCGGCGAATCGCGCACCGCGGCCAGCCAGCGCTCGACGACGCGGTCGTCGCAGCTCGTCGACGATCCAACGGCGACGCCTGGTCCTGGTCCCGACCCGCGACGGGGGTCGACCCGAGCCCGCTGATCGCGGCGACCCTCGCCCGTTGGGGCTGGTCGACCGCTCCTCGATTGGACCCGACGATTCACTGATCCCGCCCGGGCTCGGCGACTATTCGGGATCCGCCGCCGCGCCGGCGACCAGGTTATCGGGCGACCTCGGGCGGAATCAGCCTTGACGGGGTCGAATTTCGGGCTATGGTTCCGCCCGTGTTCGAGGGGTTCGCGCAAGCCTGGCGGAAACTGTGGCTCCCGCGACCCTCGGAGTCGGACCTCGGCGGGCGGATCGCATACGAGGTCACGAGCCGCGAGCTCGGGCTCGGCGACTACCAAGCGATCCCGGCGGTCGCTCGAGCTCGGTCGCTGATCGTTTCGCTTGTCGCGGAGCTCGAGCTCGTCGCGTGGCGCGACGGGTTCCCGATGACCGAGCAACCTCGAGTGATCGTCCGACCTCAGCCCGGGAGCTCGCGCGACGGGTTCCTCGGCTCGATCGCGGGCGAGCTGTTCGACCACTCGAGCGCGTTCGTCTGGCTGCCGTTGACAGGACGCAACGCGGCGGGCTATCCCGACACCGCGGTCGTGCTCCCGTTCGACCGGGTCGCGGTGAGTTGGGACGAGTCGGGGCTGTTCCGCCGCTACCGCGACACGCACCGCGGGGTCGACCTGATCCCGGGTCGCGACCTGGTCCACATCGAGCTCCCGGGTCGTCGACCGGGCGAGCTCCTGGTCCCGTCCAAGTTCGACACCAACGCGGACGCGTTCGACCGGATCATCGCGGCCGAGCTGTACGCGGCGGACTGGTTCGCGAACGGCGCGGTCCCGTCGGTGACCCTCAAGTTCGCGGGGCCGATGACGGCTCCCGAGGCGGCCGCGGCGAAGCTCCAGTGGATCGAGAACCATCGCGACCACTCGCCCGCGGTCCTGTCGGCGGGTTGGGACCTCCACGAGACAGGCGGCAACCCCGAATCGTCGCAGCTCCTCGAGACGCGGCGGCTCGGAGCGCTCGAGGTCGCTCGAATCTTCGGGATCGTCCCGGCCGAGCTCCTCCTGGTCGAGCTGGCCGGGAGCTCGCTGACCTACCAGAACATCGCCGACATGCTCGAGACGTTCGTCCGGGTCACGGGTCAGCCCGAGTACCTCGCGCCGATCGAGGCCGGGATGAGCGACCTGGTCCCGTCGACCCAAGCGGTCCGGTTCGACCTCGGCGAGCTGTTCCGCCTCGGAGCCGCCGCGCGGATCACGAGCGAGGCGGAGGCGATCGCGGCCGGTATCTACACGCTCGAGGAGGTCCGCCGCGGCCACGGGCTCCCGACCGAGTCGACCCCGCGGGTCCCGGCCGAGCTCGCTCCGACGCCGCGCATGGAGGTGATCGCATGACAGAGCTCCTGACCCGCGAGCTCGGAGGCGAGCTCGAGCTCCGCTCCGAGTCCGAGCGGACGATCGAGGCGAGGCTCCTGAGCTGGGGCGAGGTCGCGGACACGCCTCAGGGTCGCGAGCGATTCATCCGCGGAGCGTTCGCGGACACCGATCCCGCGAGCGTGAGCCTCGAGGCGATCGGTCCGCACGGGGCGCAACCCGGGGTCCGCCTGGTCGGCCGCGGGACTGCGCTCGTCGACCGCGCGGACGGTCCGCGGGCGGTTCTCAAGGTCAGCCGAACGGCGGCGGGCGACGAGCTCCTCGAGCTCGTTCGCGACCGCGTGTACCGCGCCGTGTCGGTCGTGTTCGAGCCGGTCGAGGGCGGCTCCCGCGTCACGGACGACGGGGTCATCGAGCGGACCCGGGCGAACCTCGTCCGGGTCGGAATCGTCGAGCGTGGCGCGTATCCATCCGCCGCGGTCCTAGCTGTGAGGAGTGCAACCGTGTCGAACGTCGAGCCCGTTCCCGATCCCGAGCCGAAGCCCGTCCCGGACCCGACCCCCGACCCGGTCCCGCCCGGGACCGGGATCACGACCCTCGCCCGCTCCGCGGACCTCGAGGAGCTCCGGAGCGACATGGTCCACCGCCTGACCGTCCTCGAGGCTCGCGGCGGGAGCTCCGCCCGTGACGGCGG